GATCTGTACCATCTACAATAACAGTGTCTGATACATCGTAGCCAGATCCTCCGCTTGTAATAGCTACTGAGTATGAACCATTAAATCTCGTTACCGTAAATGTAGCATGTGTACCAGTAAAGTCATCGGCATTTCGGCCAATGACTCCAGTGTAAACCACAGTAGAGTCTTTTACGAGTGTGTCTAGATCACCGACTTTGCCATAAACTTCATTAGCTTTGACTCTCCACTCTTCGAGTGTATCGGTTAAATTTATAAAATTAGCTGCCATGTTATTTTATCTCTCTAACAATTGCTTGAGTAACGATTTGATTTCGGCGACATCATTTTTAAGTTCTTTGATTTCTTCTTTTTCTCGAAGAACCTTTTCACGGGCCTTTCTAGCCTTTGTTGCCTTACTCTTATCAATATTTATAATCGCTCCAGTAGAGGCATCACGAACAAAATTCGTGTGCCCCTCAACTGGAATATAATTAGGATCTTGTATCATGGTTGTAGTGCAATCACTCTCAAGTCTTTAACTGTTGGTACACGAGACGAGTTAGAGCTTTTCATTACAATCTTAACAGCAAACACCGTAAAGACACCAGGAGGATCAATAATGAATTCTGACTCATTGTATCCATATGCATCATCAAACGGGATTGGTTCTTCTGGAACTGCATGGATCCAGTTCAACCCGTCAATTGATTCTTCGTTATCTGAAACTCGGTAGTAAACATCAACCGAAGAAGATGAAGGTCTATTCACATCCATAAAGATACGAACACCGTCTGCTGCATCGGCCAGTTTTACGTTTTTAGTCAGATACTTTGCTTTCGATGAACCAAGTACCGGATCAGTTTCGTCATAGAAGTCATCAACCACGTTGTAACCAGGAGTCGCAGTAGCAACAGGGTTATCAATGCGGTTTGCAATCGTAAAGATCGATGCTCGTTCCAGGTCAATAACCGGAGACAAGTTAGTCTGCGTTGACGACAGAGTACCACGCAAGAAGAATGTCTTACCTGATTGCTCGTTGTCAAGAGAAGCAACAACACCTGGGCTCAACATGTCTACGTTCTGATTTACAATAATCGGAGCGAAGCTTGTTTGAGTAACGTATGGAGTAGGTGATGTTGCACCCAAGCTCATACCTGTTGATGTACGTACACCCCATGTTGTATTGGTTCCAGGCAAGTTAACCTGGGCCAAATTAGTATAGAATGTGTTATACAGTTGGTTTTCAGTAGCTGTTACTGCAGTTCCACCATCAATACCTGTTCCGGTTGCGACTGTAGTAACCACAATCTCATACGAATCCATTTCAACGTTCTGAACTTCATGAGTTGTATTAAGTTCCGCAGCTGGAATACCATTTACGTCCGTCGCATTTGCAATAGTGACATACGAAGGAATTGAGTTAGTATTTTCAAACAAGTGGTGTGATCTGTGAGCTACTCGAATTATATTCGAACCTGATGTGGTAGCGAATGGATTCTTAATCAGCTGACGTTGTTGAACCTCACCATTCTCAAGAACAATCTGTGAATTAACTGATGTGTCAAACTCTGCACGCTTGATAGTAAACTTAAGATCTTTGTTTTGATCTGGAGTCCATGTAGAAGCGTTCTGAGATTTAAACAATACACCAGCATAAGGCTGTTTCGAGATTCGGTTACCTGTTGTATAGTCATCTTCGCCGATACCAGCATACCATACATTGTACTCATTTGAGTTAGCAAGTACCACAAAGCAGTATTCCATACCGTCCTGAAGATACACAGGAGCATCGAATGTGAATGTTGTTGCCAGCGTAGGATCAGGCAAGTTTGTATTAAGATCTACGACGTTAACATCCGCCGCTGGTTTTGTAAGCTCAGAGAAAGGTACGATACGTTGAGTAGGAATACCATTTTCCATTTCACGAATCTGGAGCGTAACCGGAATATTGCTGTCTTTTGTATGGAAGAACAAATCGATTGCAGTGATAAACGCACCGCCATCAAGTGGAACCACAAAGGACTGAGCAAGAGGATCATACCATCTTACAGTTGTACGAGTAGAGGTATTACTAATTATTCTGTTGTCGCTTACCTCGCGCTTTTCAAGTTGAGGAACACGAGTAGAGATCGTAACGTTTTCTTTTGTCTCGATCAAACCCTTTGCAGAATAATTTGCCGTCGCCTGAGTAGTCGCAAATGCATCATCATTTGATACACTATCAGTCAGCTTAAATTCACGAGTACCAGTCTTAAAGAAAGTTGCAGAGTTATTCGGAATAAAGAATGAACCAATTACTTCACCATTCGCATTTGTTGTAAGTGTTGTTGCACCTACTGGGTGAGCACTCAGTGTATTCTTACCATTCAAGACTGGGTTATCATTCTCGGAGTGACGAAGGAAAGAGGCCTCGGCGCGTACAAATGTGCTGACATTAATTCCGTCAAAGAATGCATAGACTTGAGTATTCGGCTTAAGGCGCGAACCTTTAAAGTTAATGATACGCGAGCGAATGAATGGTGCAAAGTTAATTTCAACTACGCGATCGCCGATCTCGGTGTTAATTGTTTCAGGAGAAACAAATGTCTCAATACCAGTTCTAGACTGCCCTTGAGTTACAGTAGTTGTTGTAGTGGTTGCAACACCTGGTTGTGTCCAGCGGTTGAACCAACCGCCACGACGACGTCCAGTTCTTTGGCTGGTTGAAGATCTATCAACACCAGTCCAGTTAGTTTCCCATTCGTTCCACTGCGTACCAACAGCGTCAAGCTCGTCGATGACAGACATCATAGCGTCAAACACACCGTCTTGGTTCACTGTTACGTCTGGTCGGCGTGTAGTATCTTTCCACTCATCAGTAGATGGTGAGAGTTCAATCGAGCCTTCCCACGAGAATACTTCGTATGGGTTAACATTGATTGTTGCAGATGCAACGCCCTGAGTAGCCAAAGCCTGCTCAGTATATGGAAGAGTTACGATATCACCGTGCCGGGCATAATCAGAAGATAGTACATTGTTCATAAGTAGGCGAACATTATCTTCGTTAAATGCTGGGCGAAGTACTCTATTCGAACGATCAATCGCAGCACGATATTCGTTGCTGAGCACATTACCTACGCTATGCGAAGCAAAGGAATCAACAAGGAAACCTGATTTAGTACGTCGAGTTTGTGTTGCTTCGTCAATGATATCTGCATTTGCTGCCTGTTGCTCAAGCAATGACAACGATGTATAGTACTCAAGAGAGTTGATACGTTTGTCAAGACGACCGATATCACGCATTGTGTAACGTTTGTTATCAAGCATCTGAATACCAACTTCTGCTGTATTCAATGTGTATGCCGGAATCATTACGTTATAAATGACCATTGCATCCTTAGGATCTTCGGGAAGCTTTGGATCAAGTGAAGGAATACCCTTCGTTACGCCAAAGTTACCGTCTTTGTCCAAATAAAGTTTATCAACACGATTCAGATAATATTGAATGTCAGTTGTAAATGTGGTAAGTGGTTCTGGGCAAGTAGTAGTAGATGCACCAGTACCCGAGAAGTTACCACCCGAGTTATCAATACGTGGGCGGAAGTCAATAGCAGAACGAAGTTCGATTAACTCGCCAGTGTTACGTGATTTAAAGTCTGGAATATCTTCGTAGCGAACAATGTTGCCGTCAGTATCTTCAAGACCGCCATATGAATCAACGGAGAAGAAATCACCCGCACCAGAGTGTGAGAAGTATTCAAACTTAACAAGCAGTCGACCCTTTGGTCTAAACGCTGTCTGTGGTCTTAGTCTAACTGCACATAGGTCGTAAAAGTTATCACGCTGACCATTGTCAAACTCGTAATATTCTGTTACGTCTTCATCATTGATTGTTGCATCAGTACTTGTATCAGCTGACTGGTATACAGCAATAAGACGATATCCATCACCACGGTCTAGACTCATCCAGCCAGTATTTGATGGAGAAGGAATCGGGTACAATCTAACGTTATCAGAACCCGCACCTTCGCCACCAGTTAGTGACTTTGATTTGTGTGTCAGTGTTCTCTTTACGCCAGCAATAAGACGTACTGTCTCGCCCTCGTAAGTCCCGAGGCCCGAAACAACTACGTTCTCAGAACCAGATTGAATGTTTACATCACCTGATGTAAGTGTTACAATAGTACCAGAAGATCCGCCAGTTGCAACCGTAATAACCCAGTTCTCATCATCGAATGGTTCAAACAATTCGTTAGTACCAACAGTACTAAATGTTGCTTGTCCTGATGCTACAAGAGAAGAACCTACATCACGGTTTGTAAAGTAGACATAGTTGAAATCATCTGGAGCATCATCAGCTTGGCTGTCACATGTTTTGACACGCTCGAATGGTAGTCTAAATACCATCGAGTTACGATTCGGTTCTTGAATAATTGCATTACCCGAGGTAAGAACAATATCAGAAAGGAACTCAGGAGTGCTTGCTAGTTTAAATGAGCGAGCATCTTGGAAAGATTCAGCTGCATTCATTTGGATATCGAACAAGTATAGACGGTATTTGCCAGCTCCGGCATATACAAAAGACCGTGCTCTTGCAAAACCAATAACAGATCCAGCTCCACCGGCAGTATCGTAAATAGACATCTTCCCATATGTGTTAATGTCTGGGATGCCATCTACGTTTTGTACTTCTACATAGTTACCAACAAGCATTGGGACAGATGCAGCTTCGAAGAGTGCATAGTCACGCGCTTTGTCAACATTTACATACCGTGTACCAAGTGTCTCAATTTCGTAACCGCGGACGTATGCTTTACCACTCTCAAGGCCGATAGCCAACTTAGCTTCATCACCTGGTGTGTTAATTGCTTGGTGTTCGTTGATAGTCGCCATGAATGGGCGAACTGTATAGTTACCTGACTCATCGAATGTACGACGAGCAAGTGTATCTTCAATGATTGAGTAATCAGTTGAACGTACTTTATACTGAACTTCACCATCAGTAATGCGAAGAAGCAGCAAGAACTTTTCAAGAGTATTTGCTTCGTTTGCTTGTTTAACTAGCTTTGTAGTGATCTTATAACGGTGAGCACCGGGAGCAGCGTAGTTTGGAGTACCGATAGCAATATCATTAAGAGATACATCTTCGGCTGATGTGGCAATAGACTCTGTAACCTCTAGGCCAATATCGTATGAAGGGTCTGTATCATATTTGTCAAGGATCAGCTGATCGCTTTTTACAACAACGAAGTTGTTCTCGATAAAGTAAATACCCTCATCGATAAATGCTACCGAACCAAAGCCAGTACCATTTGATGCAACAGTACCACTATAAGACCCAACAGTAATAATTTCGCTGTCATCAAATACTTTCTCATCGGAAGTACCTGTATTTTGATACTTGACGTAGATGGTATCTGGATCAACACCAGCGGCAGGAGCTACTGCAACAACCTTTGCCTGAAGACCTGTATCAGCACCAACAAAGATTTTGCCAAGGAGGTTATTCAGGTCTGTTTCGTTAATTGCGCTTAGTTTAACATAGTCTAGCGCAGGTTCTACTGACGCATGGCCAGGGATAACCATTGCACCTTCTTCAAAAAGGTGATTACCAACCGAGGAAATCTGATGTTGCAGAATCGATTGGATTTGAGTAAGCTCACGAGCCTGGACCGCATGACCTGGACGAAATAAGACCCTGTTGTATTTTTCTTTTGGACTTAGTCCGTCAGAACCAGCGACGTTAAAGTCGTCATAATATGGTTCGATGTTAAACTTAATTGCCATTGTTTGTTAACCCTTAAAATTCAAGTACGAGTTTGATTGTTTCAATCTGGTCAGACGCACGATTAACTGGCGTTCTGTTTTCCAGGAAGATAACCTCACCCGAATATGGTTGCACTTCAGGATTATTTATCGCGGTACAATCTTGGCCTGCGCCGGCATCACCGACTACACGAATAAAGTCACCAGTGTCGAAGTCAACATATCCTGTTGCTTCTGTTTGGTGGAATCGGATGATCCCGTTGACTGAGTCGTAACTATCAACAATAGCCTTTGCACCAGAAACCGTACCTTCGATTTCACTGTCGTTAGCAAACGATCCGCCGAGAGCAACTACAAGAGCTTTAGTTGCAGAAAGCGTTTCAGCCGTAGCTACCGTAGTAGTGCCAAAGTTATATGGATTGCGGATAATACCAATTTGACGGAAGTCGTTGCCGACAATAAAGTCACCTTGACCATCTGCATATACAAGACTTACGTTAAGAGTTACATAATGAGCTCTTAGATCTTCACGTGGATCTGCGCCAAACCCAGATTTAGGACCGATAACTCCGTATGCTGTTGCACCAGAACCACCGCCGCCAGATAGTGTTACCGCTACTTGGTTATAACCAGTACCTGCAGCGGTTACATTAACCCCAGTTACCACGCCTCCACTAATTACTGCAGTTGCAGTGAGTCCAGTACCGTCACCAGTAACAGTAACAGTTGGAGCAGAAGTATATCCAGATCCACCATTTGAAACTTTAATGTTATATACGGCGCCATCGACAGCGTTTTGTTGCACATCCCATTGGTTAGAAAGTGCAGTATCAGCACCAACCGCAGGTTGTGCAGTAATGTATCTTACCGGAATAAAGGCAGAAGTCAAGAACTTAATTGAGTCATCGGTTGATACTGTAAACAAGTACTTCCATACATAACCGTCAGATCCGCTAAAGTCGATAATTCCATTCGTCTGAACACCAGTTGTATCTGGGTTCTGAGTTGAAATCCCGCCAGACTTCAAGCAGAGGTAGACGTTGTTGTTATCTGAAATAACATAATATGGTCGAGTAGCGAGAGCCGCATCGCGGTCATCATACTCAGAGTACGTTGTACCTGAAATCCACTGGTAACGAGGAACTCCGAATGTGATATCGAGATCTGTAATCTCTTTCATCGCAGTCATTCTTTGCCATGTATCAGTATGGTATGAAAATGTATTGTCATATGGGACATCGGGAGAAGTCTCTGAAGCCCATGGTTCGGATCTACCTACAAAAAGATAGTAGCTAGAACTATTGACTGCGTCGTCTACCAACTCTTTGGCAGCATTCAGTCTAAAATTATTTGAAATGATGGCGGTCATCTTTTATTTACTCCTAAGAAGATATCTCAATTACCGAGTCGATATTGTATTTTACTTTTTTATTTATAATGTCTTGAACAGTGAAATTACCGATTTGACTAACCGGATCTGTATATTTGAACTTAAGCGTTTCCCAGTTATCTCCGCTAGAAATAACTTCAATGTTGGTTTGTGGCTTATAAGATTTGACTATAAGCGATGCAACTATATTATTAAACGTTTTAACAAATGATGGAGCAACGTCGATAGCCGGGATAATGATTGGGAATGGCAACCCACCACGTTGGAAACCAGGCTGAATCAAAGGGAACGTTTGTCCAAGGTTATCCAAGAACAAAATGATTTCGCCGAAGAAGATAAAGCCAGCTGGATGAACCAGACGAGCAAATGGATTTTTCCATTCATCGGCGTTAGTACCAGTACGCAGAACGTACGAGAATTTTTGATAGAAAAAACTATCTTGAATTTTCTTATAGTTATCTAGGAATCCATCGTTATTTGAAAACGAACCTGAACCGTAGACTTCTACTTTATCACCATTTTGCAGAGCAGGATCAAACTTAAAAGAATAGTCAAGCCTGTTATCTACATTGTTTACCTCAACCATTGGTGCATATGCTGTAGTGTATACACCATTAACAAACACAATGGGATTGTCATATACAAGTACTCGGCCAGAATCATCAGAGCCTGATACTGTATCGCTATCTGCAGTTAAAGAAAACGTAAATGTTGGTGTATATAGTTGAGGGTTATTGATAACATCATCAGTTCTATCAAACCATTTACCATCAGACGGAATAAGCATATCGTCTTTTGGAAAGTAAATTTCAACTTCATCGTTGAAAAGAACTCGGAAAAATGTTTCGATAGATGTTGGTGTACCACGGCCACGGTAGTACTCAGTAACTCTTTTATAGAATTTACGAGGATCCGCAGCAAATGTACGTGGAATTGGTGCACCAACTTCTTTTTGAAGTTCGCTAAGTAGATCACTCTCAATTCTATCAATATCTCGTTGAGCATCGATTGTGTTGAGGTAATGTCCAGCGCCATTCCCGTGTTCAAGGAAGTCGGCATACACTTTAATTGCATGCATCAAGCCTGGATATGCAGCGGATACGTGTTCTGGAACTAGGTCATCAACTACTGACCTAAGTACCAAACCATCGTTATATTCTATCTCTGCCATTTACTTAGTGCCTTGAAGTTGTTGTATAATCAATACCAGCCGAAGTACCACCAGTGATCATTGTATCAACTTCACCAGAAATTGTGCAATCATCTACAAGGATATTTAGCAGTTCATTTCTACGAGGTGCCAGGTCATTCGACTCTGGAGATACAGTGATCTCAATATAAGAACCTACGATTGAAGAAGGATTAAATCCAGTAAGAGTTATCAAGCCATTCTCTTCATCAATTGTTCCGATGTTAGAATTAAGGACCCTTTGATTTGAACCTGCGCCTGTTACAATCTGAACAAGTCGAGTTCCATCTACTTGTAACGCATCTCGCAACGTACACTGACGATCCAGGTAAGTGAACTCAGTTGTATTCATGATTTGTTCGTTTGAAGACGTAGTATAGAATGCAGATGAGAACTGCAAGTCATAGCGTCTTTCTGTATTCAGTGTAGGAACAAATCTCTTTTTCATTTTAACCCGTACAGCAGAGTTAATGATAGAAGGATCGGCATCATCTACAGTTGACAACAAGTTAGAATACCTGAACACACCGTCAAATCGTTTTAGTTCGTTGTTATTATAGGACCTGATTTCTTCTCGAATAAGAATAGCCAAAGCATCTCTTGACTGGTTTGTCAAGTTAGGGTTGTACTTAAAGAAGATCTCAAGGAAGACATATGTGTATGCAGGATCTACGATTGTAGGAGTAATCGAAACCACGTTTTTAGGCTTCAAGAATTGGCCGATAATAAGTTCTTTGTCGGTTGCTGTAAGGACTTCTGCATCTCGTGGTTTAATTGAGATATAAACTTTACCGTAATCAGGCGGATCATTATCCTCACCACCCCATACAGAGATAGCATCGATGTTAGGATAGTTAGCCTGAATAATTGACTTATAGTCATCAGGAGTAACAGCACGGTTCTGGGAAACATATCCAAGAGGTGCGTTAAACTTGATTGACTGAATATCTTCACGCTCAGAGCCACCAGATGCTCTTGTTATGGTTGTAACCGTTGCATCCGAGTTACCTTGAACGTTATCGGCAAGAGAAAACTTAGATGCACCGTTTGCATCAGGTCCATCAGTAACCGCATATTCAATCGTAATTACGTTGCCATTCTCAGGTCTTTTACCAAGAACATTATCACCAAAGTAAATTTCATACAGGCCATCTTGACCTTCTTGAAGGAAGTAAACATTAGTGTCGTTTTTAACTGCCGAAATATCTGTTGCAAGAATATAATCCTGAACTTCAGTATTTGTAGCTGACTGCTGAACGCGAACCGTCATAGTAGATGTAACTACATTCGCATAAGGAATGATGTATTTCTCGCCTGAGTCCGTGTCGAAAATATAAGTAGTTTCTTTAAACTGGCCCTGGATAAGTTTTAAACCCTCAAACTTATAATCGCCGTCTGAGTTACGAGTGATTGTTTGAGTAAACTCGTTAACGAACTTATATGTCTTACCATCGATCAAAGTATTGAAAGAAGT